TCTCAGCGCGTTTATTCCACTTTTCTATAACGCTTTCGTGCTCGTGCTTGGCTGACATTTCAGCTCCGCAATCGTCGCAAAATATGTAATGACTGTAATAGCCGCCCGTATCTAAATCACGCACCACTTGGATTAATGCGTTACCCCCACAAAACGGGCATGGTTTTAATTCGTTCATGCCTTTGGCTCCTCCGTCTCTAGGCCGGGGCATACGCATTCACCCATGCTAATTGATTCGGCGTTAATAAGCTTTCAGGCACTAATCGCATCCCGCTCAGGTCTTGGGCGAGGGCTTGGCTATATTCACGTTTGTCTGCGGTGTTAAGTGTGTAATCATAACCGCAAAAGAGCGTGTGTAGCAACTCCTTGCTGATTAAGCATATGCCTTTAAGGTCTTTAAGGTCTTTAAGGTCTTGGGTCATTGGTCTTTGTCCTTAATTTTAAATAGGCGGCTTTCTTGCAAGAATACGTAGCGTTTTCCATTAACGGTATGCGCGTGCGTTTTTGCGATATTGCTTCGAAAGCGCGGGAAGCATGGGCGTAGTGCTTTAAATAAACCTTCTTGCGCACCCCATTCATGCTGCGCTTTGTATAAAAAACCGTCTTCATCATATGCGTATAGGTTAAAAGGCGCATGGCAACGTGTAAGCATTTTAGCCATCTCAACCCTCCCCCCGGTGCTCTGGCGCAAGGAATATGGTCTTAGGTTCTTGGGTCATAAAATAATCCACGCTAAAATTCCGGTTATGATTATCGCTATCAGGGCTGCAATGCCTTCGTTAGCAGGGTCTGGGTATGGGTTCGGCGGCAAGTGCATATCAACCCTCCCCCGCCACAACGTTGCCCGATTCGTCTAGGATGGCGATTATGTCGTAGTCTGGATTGGCTCGAAGTATCCATTCGTGTTTTGCAATACCAAAACCTCTTCCGCCTATGCCCCACCTTGCACCGCCGTTGTCTCCGTAGATTCTTAGCTCCGATTCGGCATATTGAGGCGAAATCATCATGACGTCATCACCGATACGGTTCCGCAACCGCACCCTAAGCCCCGGCGCGGGGAATATGTGACCCTTGTCTGCGTACTGCGCGAGAAAATCCTTCACGGATGGCCGCGCATTAAGTTTTCTTTGTGTCCTACACCTACAATCGGGCAAAGCACCAAAGCAATTCCGGCATTGGTCGCGGGGAAGGGTTCCTATCATAGCTTTCTTGCCTCGCTAAGTGCTGTTAACATTGTGATGATGCTTGCTCCAAGCAAAACAACCGCGTGTATATTCTCCCCGTCCTTAAACATGCAGCCAGCTACAAACGCATCGGCAAGCGTTAAAAGCGAAAAGAATATCACCTCAAATTCAACTCTACTCATAAGTTTTCCCTCTTTTAAAAGGCTCTAAACAGTAGATAGGCTGCGCCATAAAAGACTAACGCAAAAGCAATTGCATTAAGCAAAGCGCTATAAAACTTATTTGGTGTTTTTTGATTTTTCATTTTTATATAATCTTTCTTTTTTTTAATTAATCGGCATAAGGTTTTAAGGCGGAAACAAGAGCGGCACGCGCCTTTAATCCAAAAGGGATATCGGGCGCATCTAAGTACACATAAACATCAAAGCGGCCAGATTCCTTTAGCGGGGTTGCTTGTAGCTTAGCCCCGGCAAAGTTCTTGCATATGGTGCGCATAGCCTTAACGGCTTCAGAATCGCGGTTATTATATTTTATGGTTACAGCTTTTTTCATTGGATTTGCTCTTTATGTGTTAGAGAAAACGGGAACCCAGCCGGGGCGCTCGAACGTGTCAAAAAAGTAAATGTTGTTGTGGTCTGTTCTTTTGACATCGCGGCCAGGCAGGGAATGTTGAACGGGAACTAAAAGCCCTATTGAGGAAGATCCATAGCCAGGCGGCAATGGAGTTACCGGGCTTAAAGTTAAAAGATAAAGATTATCGTCATTCATGCAGCGATCATAATAGTGTGTGGGCTTGCCGCCCTTAGCTTTATACCCTATGAGCCAAAGTGCATAAAGATGAACAGTTGACCGTATCGCGTATCTTTGAAGCCAATTATTAAGCGTTTGCTCTCTTAAATCTGATTCAGCGCCTGAATTTTTAATCCATTCTGCTTCTATTTTTCTTTGCTGCTCGATTTTTTCAAAATATTCAGGGAATATTGTGCTCATGTTATTTAATCCTATCCATGATTGACGGTTGCGGCTTAAGTTTTGATGACTTTAAAAGCCAAAGCTCCCAGAAAGCGGGGTGCATTCTTGCTTTTCCGCTCTCCCAATACTCCCAGGCCATGCCGCTCGCGTAAACAAGCGCAGCAGCCTCGGCCATTTTAAGGCCAGTACTCATCCTTGATGCTTGAATTTCAAAGGGCAAGGGGTTTGAGGCCGCTGTGCGGCGGCCTCGGTTCGGGTGGTTACTCATTGGCGGCCTCAAAAATAAAACCCCGCTCCCAAGAGCCGATGTTGATGTAGGAATACCAGCCAACATCATAATAATCGCTCTGTGAATCGCTGCGGTCGTGATTGCCTTCATTCATAATAGCAATAGCTTTTTGCAAAAATTCTAAAGCAGCACCTGTAAACCAAGGGCGCACTTTTTCAGTAACAAAACTTTGATGAACTTGCAGATAGCCTTCTCTTATTCTGAAATCGTGGCGCTTGGCCTGCTCATTGTAATTTTCAATGAAATCTATTTTTGCACTTTTGATATTGAGGTTTAAAGTTGAGCTGTGCTCTACAGACATCGTGGCTTTTACACCGTATTCTTTGAGCAAAGGTTTAATTTTTTCGTGAATGCTTTTTTTCTTTTCTTGCGACATGTAAGCCATTGTTTTAATCCAGCCCCGAAAACCTGAGGCGCGGTGCGGTTGCCCGCTGTTGATAAAAACAACATACACCAATTTTTAACACTGTCAAACGCTAAGTTTAACTTTTTATTCCGTTTCTAAACGTGTGACAAGAGTGCAACGGCAATTGATTGTGTTTGCCGCCCTTGCTGATGGATCGCCAGGAAACATGATATCGCCTAGCGGGGATTTAAAAGGCTCGTTAAGACCAACCCCGTCTTTATTCATAAGGGGGATTTGAAAGTGAGAATTGCGCACCTTTAAATCGCCTGAGGTTATCCACTTGCGCCTAACTTTTTTTTCAGGGACATCGCCCTCATCAACCATTTGCTGCCATATGAGCTGCTGCCCGGCCTGAATGGCGCGGATGCTTTCCGTTTTTGCTATGACCTCGGCGCGGTATTTTAGATACTTTTCCCGATAGCGCTGCACCATAGCATCAATGCGCTCTTGCGTTAGCTTTTTCCCCTCTTTAATTGCCCGCGCAACGGTGGGGTCGTATCGCTTATCGCGCAGCCGCCTTGCCAAGGCATCTGTGTCGAGCTGCTCCAAAGAGCGCCTATAATTCCGCACGGCTCGCTCTTGTGATTCCGTTAAGCCAATGCTTGACCGGATATTCCTGGCCGTCTCAATGGGGTTAGAACCTGAAAGGATGCCATCGGCGGCAACTTGCCGTATGGTTTCTTGAACGTCTAAGCTGATTTCCCTGATCTTATTAAACTTATAATCATTCAGGAAAGAAGCGGTGCGCGGGTTTGTGACGTTAAAGCGCACGCTGATCGCGTTGCCGGATTCGTCTGGCAAAAAGGGGAGGTTATCGATAACAACAGCCGCGCCTGTTTGCACCGCTGCCTGAAAGGTTTCAGCATAGAGCTTTACCGCGCCAGTGAATGCCTTCTCGGTGACTATGTTTGTAATTGCCCGCACGTCTCGCGCTTCCACAGCAGCAAGCAAAGCCTTTAGGTCAACAGTGCTCTGGATAGCCGCAATCATAAGCAGGAACGCCTCGCGGATCTTAGGCTCCATAGATAGCGCCGCACGCTCTAAATCATTTATCAGCTTGCGGTCGCTGGCCTTTTTGAAATTATCCATAGTGGCGGCAATTCCCTTGTTTTATGTCGCGGCATCATCTACAGGCGGCAACCCGGCAACATTGGCTTCGGCGTTTTCCGGCATCCCTGCCGCCGCCCTCACAAAGTTTTCAGTATCGGCATCGCCTGCAAGCATAAAGCCTGCACCAGACGTTTTAGCGATAAAGTCACCAAGTTCGGCAAGGTCAACCGGGGCAACGTTACTACCGCACAGATAGGGGCAAAGCTCTTTAGCAAAACCATTGACTTCCCAAAGCGTCTCCACAACGTGCTTTTGAAATCCGGTGATGATTATTTTTTTAAACGCTTCCAGAGAGGTCAAGAACAAATCCGTCTTGCTCTTTGAGAGCGCGAAGCTCCCGTGGCCGTTGCCAAGCATAATGAAATCAGCAAGCACAGTGCGGGCAATGGATGACTCATAACGGCGGATAACCTTATCAGCATCCACGGCCTTGTTGCCGGGGGATGACAGCAACTCTAACTTAAATTTAGGCGTTGAGGTGTAAGAGCCATCATCATTAGCATAAGGGTCTGAAGGCAGGATTATACCGCCGTGCTCATTCATTTTGACATCACGCACGATCTGCTCATAGACGGCGCGGGCTTGTGATGCCTTGCCAGTAGTAGCTGATAGGATTTCCGATGGGATATAAGCAACAGGGATACCCGTCAAATCACGCTCAAACCCGATGGCTTCCTGATTCTGAATGTTTTTCTTGTAGTAGTACGCCCGGTACGCGCTGCGCAGTATGCTGCGCCCCTCCGGGTTATCCATGATTTTTTTTGTGCGCAACAGCATGCTGCGCTCGATCGGCACAAAACACATTGCAGTACCAAGCATTGCCCGCTGCCACATACCAGCTAAACGGCCTTCCTTAAACTCCCAGCGGTCGAGTGATTGCTGGCCGCGCAAAGCAACCTTTGCGATCCCGATTGCCTTATCATCAAACTTGCTGCTCTTTTCTTTATCTTCTTTGTTTTCGCCATTGCGAAATTTGAGCACTATTTCAAAGTAAGCCCATCCGTAAACCAAGAACGATAGCGCCTCGGTGATAAACTCCTCAAACGTATGCGACATATCATCAAAAATTGCCGCCTGCATCCAGTCCCTTGCTTCCATTGCGGCGTTTGATTGGTCTATCGGGTCAAAGCGATACTGCACAGAGCGAATCATCATCTCAATGGCCAGCAGGATTGCGCCAACGGCGTCATCATTATCGGCCATCTCACGATAGACCCGGCGGCCTCGCTCGCCGCGCAGTTCTACCAAAAATTCATCTTGAATCCGCCCGCCAACGCTAGGCAATCCAGTGTTGCCAATTTCAGCCTCAACAGCCCCGGCGGCTGCCTTGCCTTTGGGTGTCGCTTTGCGTGTTTTATTTTGAGCCATAACCAAACCCTTATTTTACTTGCATAGGAACGCCAATAGCGCCCCGGTCGTTCCTGCGCATTATAACGGGAAGTTCGTTAATTGCGCCAGCCGCTGCGTCAACTTGGTCGTCATGTGCGCCGTTAGGGAATAAAGTAAGCTCCTCAATAAAGGCGGCGTTCCAAGGCGCACGCACAATATAAACGTTCCCGTTCTGCGCCCGCGCCTCTAAGAGTTCTGCGCGTTTTTCTTTTGAACCTGTGCTTTTTATGCCTTTGAAATTGTAATCAGGCAGCACCTCGCGGGCATAATGATCAATAGAGATTTTACCCGATGACCCGCCCTCTTGCTCCATGCGGATATAGCAATCAAGGCCATCCATAGCAGCGGCACTTTGAACCCGCGCTTCTACGGCTGCAGCGGATAGGCGGAATTTGACTACATCCTCAATGTAGTATGCCCCGTTGTGTCCCCATATTTTAACGCCTGCAGTGAAATCGGGGTCGCGGTTCTTATTCGATACCTCTGTTGATGCCATATCATAAAAGCGAACGCATACGCCCTCTTCTCGAACCTCATGAGGCAGGGCATCAATAAACTTAAACCATTCAGCTTTAAACATACCGCCCTCACGCGGCACAGGCAGTTGTTGCAGCTGCCCGGATATAGCGTATTGCGTCATCTCGCGCTTACGCTTGTCGAGAGCCTCGCGGGTGAATTTTTCCGGCCAGAGGAGTTCGCCAGGCTCTTTGCGCCAATCGCCAATGAAGTGAAATTTATGGTTAGGGTCGTATTCAGCGGGCAGGCATACGTGCGTATAGTCGCCTGTTTCAGCAAGCACGCCCGAAACATCTTTCTCATGCAGGCGCTGCATGATGACAACAATAGCTGATTGCTCTGAGTTTAAGCGGTTAGGTAACGTTTCTTGAACAAAACGAATCGTCTCCCAGTGCGCCTCTTTCCCGATATCCGATGCTTTGTGCGGATCATCAAAGATAATTAGGTCGCCCCCTTCACCCAGGACTTGCCCTAGCGGCGTTGTGGCCATACGAAAGCCCTGCTGATTATTATCATAGCGATGCTTAGCGTTCTGATCCGATACTAGGTTAAAATCTTTGCCCCAGAACTGCTGATAGAATTTAGAATTTATCAAGTTTCGAGAGCGCCTAGCATCACGGGTCGCCAAGCTGTGCGCGAAAGACAGGGAAAGGATTTTCTTATCAGCCCCGGCATTGTTCCAGTTGTCAAAGTACGGGGTGTTAAGCGTCCACAGCCAGGCGGGGAATGCAACAGAGCAAAGCGTTGATTTAGAAACGCGGGGCTGAATATTGATAAGCAGGCGATTGATTGAGCCTTTGGCAACGGCCTCTAAATGTTCACATATGCATTCAAAGTGCCTGCCATCGGTGAAAGGGGCAGGATCGATATAACGCCAAGAGGCTTTATAGAAATCGTGCAAGCTCCTTTCATAAAGAACCTTCTGGATCATTAGGGATTCTTTGTCTGATTTCATGCAATTTTTTTAAATCCTCTTTTGACAATTTAAAAAGTTGTTCCTCCGTAAAAGCTATCTGGCTGCGGTTATCAATGTTCACGGTAACAGAGGTTGCGGGCGGTTGCTCCGTTCTTAAATCCTCTGGATCGGCAAAGCGCCGTTCCATTCTTGCTAGAAACTTTTCTATAGCGGATAAAACCGTTGCGTTTATTTCATTCGACTGAGAAATCCGAAAAAGATTCATAAGCGTGCTGCGATAAGAGTTAGCCGCGCCAGCTATGATTTCATTTTCAAAGTGCTTTTTAAGGGTGTCAACATCAATACTTTTACCCGTATCGGGGTTTCTAGTAAGGATTGCAATTGCTTTTTCAGGCATGCCTAAAGCGGCCATCGTTTTGACGTCCGCCCGCATTTGCTCGGTAGGGATAAAGGGTTTACCAGTTAACTCTTTATTGACTAACTCCTTGCGGAATATGTCAATTTTTAGCTTCGCTCGCTTTTTTTTAATCGGCTTTTCTAAGTTTTCTGGTGTCGTCATAAGACAATCCCGTATCCTTATTTATTGCTTTTTGCCCGGTGAAGTTCTGCCAGCGTTGAATGATGACATCCACAAACCGGGTATCAAGCTCCATGAGATAGGCGCGGCGGCCTGCCTTTTGAGCGGCAATGAGTGTCGATCCAGAACCGCCAAACAAATCCAGAACGATATTGTCGCGCTTGCTGCTGTTACGAATGGCACGCTCTACCAGTTCAACTGGTTTCATGGTCGGATGCACTTTATTGTTGGATGGCTTATCATGCTTCCAAACAGTTGATTGCTTTCTACCTCCTTCCCAAACGTGGCGCATACCTTCTGGCCATCCATACAATATAGCTTCATATCCTTCTTTATATGACGCAACAGACCCCTCTTCAGGGAGGGAAGGGAGTTCTTTTGATTTTCCGTATAAAATAGGCTCATGTTGGGTGTGATAATCCCAAGGGTCAAAAACAAAAGTGTTTTTTATCCACATTAAATATACTGAAAACTTTCCACCGCTTTTAATAAAGGCACTGTGCAAAGAATGTAATTCTCTATCTGCCATACAGATATAGATTCCGCCAGCGGTATGCCTTACAATGTTATCGCATGCGGCCTGCAGGAAAGCGCCAAAGGCATCCCCTAGCGCATCATTCTTAATCTTTCCAGCCGCGCCCTTATAATCCACGTTATACGGCGGGTCAGTGAAACACATGGCGGCCTTATCGCCTGCCATGAGGCAGTCAACATCCATAGCATCGGTTGCGGATCCACACATCACCCGGTGCGCTCCAAGAATCCACACATCACCCGGTGCGCTTACAGGATTAGGCTCAACATCCGGGGCATCATCTGGATCAGCGGCAAAGTTTGTGAAATCCTCAATAGGGCGCAGCAGCTTGCTTACTTCGTCTGCATCAAACCCGGTCAAGGACATATCAAAGTCTTTAACCCGCAATTTTTCCATTTCTTGAATAAGGCCATCAACAGACCATTCGGAATTTTCAGCGATTTTGTTATCGGCAATCCGTAAAGCTATTTTTTCATCCTCTGATAAATCAGGGATAGTAACGGTCGGCACTTCCTCTAGCTTTAAGAACCTAGCGGCGGCAAGGCGGCCATGCCCTGCGATTAATACGCCGCTTTCATCTAAGATGATAGGGGCATAAAATCCAAAGCGGGATATGCTTTGCGCCAGGTCTATAACTTGCTTTTCCGGGTGCGCACGCGGGTTGCCATCGTACTCTTTAAGGCTGGCAACCGCACGATACACGATTTCAGTTTTATATGCCTTCTGCAATGGAAGGTTTAGTGCTTCTATTGATGTATTTTTATTCTTTTTATTTGCCATAATTAAAATACTACCTTAGCTGAATACTTCATCATCGGTTTGATGAAAGTCCTCTTTTTTAAGAGTTGCTGATTTATCGCCCGCCGTAATAGTGACATCACCAGCGGCGGTGATACCTTTAAACGAATCATGGATTTCTTTAGCATTGCGCTTAATTTCATCATCCGCTTTTTGCGCCAGGGTCTGCTCATAGAAGCCGGGGATCTCGAAGTTTTCGCCAATCCCTTCAACGTAGGTCCCCACAAGAGCAATCTTTTCCTCATAGGCTTTTGAGTCTTTGCGGTATTTAAGAACCTCTTTAAAAATCGGCACGTCAAAGCCGCGATTTTTCACTTCCGTGGCAAGTTCCTTAATATCATCATTGACGGCCTGCAGGTCTTCTTTGAGGCGCTCCATGCGCTCCACTAAAGAAAGCAATTCAGGATTATGGATGTTGTGTTTTGCAGCGTATTCTGGCGTGCCTTTATCGTAGACGCCTGCCTTAGTCTTCTTTTTGGGTTCCGAGTCGTTTTCTGCGAAAGGGTCGTGGTTTTTTTGAGATTTTGCCATGTCTTACTCCATCAAGGGCATTGGTTGAACCTAACAAAAAATCAGAAAGAACGGTATCGATAACATCCGCCTTAGTTTTGCCTGCGCGTTCGCAATGCGAAACAAGAGCCTCTTCTAACACGGGGTCGATTGTGCTTGTAAAGATGGGTCTTTTTCGTGGAGGTGCTTTAGATGCCGCTTTCTTTTTTTTCGTCATAATGTTTGTATTTACATATGCGTCAAGCGAACGCAAGAAATATTTTTATCAAGTTCTTTGTAGTAATTTAAAAGCTCTATGCAGGCGGAGCGGAATGCAGCCATCTCAGGTGGAGGCTTTTTAGGGAATCGTTCTGGCCTGCCTACGGGTAAATTGTCAAGAACGGTCGCGGTGAACATTCGCTGCGTTGCCGGGTTGATGACTTGCAGTGCATCGCGATACTTGCACCAGTAACGCATCTTGTTGCGCTCGAATGCCTGCTGCGTTGCAAAGTGCTGCTGCTCAATCATGTAAAAAAGATAATCGCGGCGGATACGGCAACAGGCGTGAAATTCGTCATGCTCAATAAAGTTAAAAGTCTTATACCGAAAAATCATTAGATCGGCTGGTTTTTTGCTGCCATCATCGGGGCGCAATATATGATTAATATCTAGGATTTGCAATTTTATTTTTCCCTAAGATACTATCGCTAGTACAAAGAAAAAAATTGAATTACAAGGATTAATTTTATTTAATTATACTCTAGGGATAATAGGGCGGCAATTTTTCCCTGAGACGTCACAGACGTACTGCGCATCGAATTCATCGTAGCGGGCAGGGATGGGGGGGTTATATTCACTCTCGTTTCGCTCTACGCGCTCGAATAGGTCTAGCACCCGCTTGGAATAGCCCCGCATTGCCTCTAGGAGTTCCGTAGAGTTAGGGTAGAATGGGCGCTGCTTAGCCTCCCTAGTGTCCGACTTCAAAAAGTGCTGTACGGTCTCGAAAAGGGCAAATTCAGGATATTCGGTACAGGCTTCCGACATAACCTCCAAAAAAGTATCCCACTTTGCAGCGCCATCTGGAAAGATTTTAAAAGATGAAAGCCGGGTGAGATGATAATTTGCGTTGAACTCAGATGGCCTAGCTACCGCCCTCAGCAGTTCCGTCTTGTCCTGTGATGATATCAACGGGGTATTCAGGAAAATTAGGCGTACTGAGTAATCCTCTGTCGAGCTGTTCCTGCCGCGCCCTAGCAAGCTGCTTTTGAGCGACTCTAGCCGATCCAGCAAGGATCGTATCGAAATAGCCTCGCTTTTGGTTAGCGGCATTTCCAGATCCAGCCGCTGCGGCGTTACCACCAGTTCGTTCCGTTGCGGCTGATCGCTTCTGCGCATCACCAGCGCACCAGGCAATGAAGGTATCATCCCAGTCGTTTGAAGTTTCCCCTTTGCCCTTTCGGTTAAGGAAATGATCGCGGAATCGATGCTCTGAGAGCTTGAGCTGCTGAGGGGTGACGCCGATCCCACTCGCGGATTCCAAGCACTTTTCACTAGGTCGCCAATCGGCTGGCAAACTTGATCCTTTACCGCTGTGTGATCGTTTGTTTCCGGCGCTTCCATCTGATTTACCTTCTTTTTCCCCACCATTTTTTAAATTATTTTTTTTATCCGCGCAAGCGGAAAGTGTGGGTGTGGGCTTTGCTGCGTTTTCAGGCTCTGCCTCGCGCACGCTCTCACACACACTATTATTTATAATAGTGTGTATATATGGTTCTGGTTCTAGTTCTGGTTGCTTGAGCATTGCTTGAGCATTGCTTGAGCTTTGCTTGGCCGTGGATTTTGCTTTTTTTCCGCCCTTCTCGCCAGCCTTTACGCGCTTTTCATGCTTGGCATTGGTCTCACGGATAATCGCCATGGCGCGATTATTAGTCCACGCATCTCCTTTTTTGATGAAGTATTCGGAAAGCACAAAGTCAACATCGCTTCGTTCTTGGTCAAGCAATGCTTTAGCAATGCTATAGCGTTGCTCGTGGGGGATGGGTTCCCCTTTTGAATAAATTCGCCTTAAAAGAAGGAAGTAGACCCCATGTTGATAGGTCGTTAGATCGAACGTTTTATTTGAATAATCGCCCCAGAAAAATGGATAGTAGGGTAACATTATCGCCTCGTTTTTTTGATTTTAGAGATGGCTAGGCCATTGGGATGGCTATAAGGCTGTAATTTTGTTTAGCCCTATGTTTTTAGCGCCGAAGTCTTTATAAGGTGCTGTTCTAAAATGATTTCTATCTGAGACGATAACGCTCTGCGTTCTTTTTTTGCCTGCTCCATACA